CCGGCGGCGCGGCGGCCGGTGCTGCGGGCTCGGCGGGAGGCGCGGGGGGTGGGGCGGGGGCGGCCGGCTCTGGCGGAGTCGGTGCGGGGGTGCCTGCGGGCGCGGGCGGGGTGGCCGGCTGGGTGCCGGGGTCCGTGGGCGTGCTCGTGGGCTGGGCGGGGGTCGTCATCGCAGAGCCTCCTTGGGCTGCCTGCACGTGGGGGTTGCGGGGCCTTGCCCGCACACGTGTTGGCATGGATGCTAACCCAAACCCTGGCCCTATGCTGCACAATCAAAGGCGAGAACGCAAGAGAGCCTTAGAATCCAAGATGATGGGGGTGGTTGGTGTGGTAGAGACCACGAGCAGCATCGCCGACCTGGCGCAGCGTCAGCCCGCCCAGCTCCGCGCCCTCGAACACCGTCACGCCGCCGCCGCGGCCCGCCCCCTCGCCGCCGCTCTCACCACCGCGCAGGCCGACGCCACCCACCGCTGGATGCTCGCCACCACACCCACCCAGGCCGTGCCCGCCCCGGCCGCTCTCGCCGCGCTCATCGAGCACATCCGCAAGAGCCTCGAGGCCGCCTTCCACGGGCAGGGCGCATACGCCATGGCGGAGGCGCAACGCGCCGCCTGGACCGCCGCGAGCCTGGGCATTCAGCACGCCTCCAGGATCACAGCTTTGCTGCGAGGTGTTCCCCCGCCCGACATCCCCCCGGAGACCGGCGCCGCCTCCGACCGGGCCGCCAGCGGCATCGTCCAAGGCGTTGCCGAGGAGCACTCCCACGCCCTGGCGCTGCTCACCACCGCAGGATTGACCGCGTACGGGCTGGCCGGCCTGAAGTCCGTGTTCTCCCGGGCCCGGCGTGCGGTCACGCGCATCACCGCGGGGGTGGCCGTCGCTGTCACATCGGCGGCCGCGAACGCCGCGCTGGTGGTGGCCCGTCACCTCGGGCCCGGGGTGCGGCTGTTGTGGGTGGCGGAACCGGGCGCCTGCCCCGCTTGTGCCGCGTATGCGGGCCGCATGGTCGTCCCCGGGCGCCGCTTCCCTGGCGGGCTGTCCCTGGACCCGGCCCGCACGGTGTTCCTCACCCCGATTGCTTTGCCCCCAAGGCATCCGCACTGCCGGTGCACGGTGATCCCCTACCACCCGCGCTGGGTGACCCGCGGCCCATCCCTGCCCGTTCTGCTGCAGCAGCGTGCCCGCGCCGGCTTCCACGCCACCCTCCCCGCCCAAAGGACTGCCTGATGCCGAATGGAACCATCGGCGAGGACCGCTTCGACGAGTTCCGCGCCCTTCACGCTCAAGGACTCGGCAGGAACGCGATCGCCCGGGAGATGGGTGTTGCCCAAGCCTGCGTGTCCCGCACCGCCGCGCACTTGGACCTCACGTTCGACCGGACTCAGATGCAGGCCGCGACCGAGGCGCGCCTCGCCGATCTCGCGGAGCGTCGCAGCCAGTTGGCCACAGACTTGATCGAAGACGCCGAGCGGCTCCGTGAGCAGATGTGGCAGCCCGCCGTCATCTACAGCTTCGGCGGCAAGGACAACACATACGCCGAGGAGCCCGTGTCGGAGCCTCCTGCCGCGGACAAGCGGGCGTTGATGTCGACCGCTGGAATGGCGATTGATCGGTCGCTGAAGTTGGTGCCGCCCCAGAGCGAGGCCGGTACGGACAACGCGGTGTCGATGCTTGACAAGATCGCTCTCGGTATCTCGGCACTCGCGGCCCAGCATGCCGCAGGCGAGTCGGACACCGACGTAGACGGCGAGGGATAGCCCACCGTGCTGAGTGCGCCCGAGCTGGGCATGTCCCGGAAGCAGATCGACTTCGTGGCGAACAGCACCGCCCGCATCAACATCGCCTCCGGATCCATCCGGGCTGGGAAGACCATCTCAACTCTGCTGCGATGGATGATCTACGTGGCGAGCGCCCCCAGGGGCGGCGAGCTTGCCGTGATCGCGAAGACCACGAACACCGCGGCGTCCAACGTCTTCATCCCGCTGCAGGACCCGAACCTGTTCGGTCCGCTCGCGCAGCACGTGCACTACACGCGGGGTGCGCCCACCGCGACAATCCTCGGGCGCCCGGTCCGGGTCATCGGCGCCAACGACGTGCGAGCCGAGGAGCGCTTGCGCGGTATGACTTGCGCAGGCGCCCTCGTGGACGAGGCGACGCTCGTTCCGCAGGAGTTCTGGACCCAGCTGCTGGGCCGCATGTCGGTGCCCGGGGCGAAGCTGTTCGCCTCTACCAACCCGGGTTCGCCGGCGCACTGGCTGAAGCGGGACTTCATCGACCGGCGTGACGAGCTCGGCATCCGCTACTGGCACTACACGCTGGACGACAACCCGTCCCTGGGTACGGAGTACGTGGAGGCGATCAAGGCCGAGTTCGTGGGCCTCTGGTACCGGCGCTTCGTCCTCGGCGAATGGATCGCCGCAGAGGGCGCCGTCTTCGACATGTGGGACGACGAGCGGCACATCGTCCACGCGCTGCCGGAGATCGCGAAGTGGATCGGAGTAGGCGTCGACTACGGGCAGACCAACCCGTTCCACGCCACGCTCCTGGGTCTGGGCCGGGACCGGAAGCTGTACATCGCCTCGGAGTGGCGGTACGACGGGCGGCAGCAGCGTCGCCAGCTCACGGACCTGGAGTACTCGGAGCGGATGCGGCACTGGCTCGCGGACGTGCCCGGGATCGGCGCGGTGCGCCCCCAGTTCGTAACCGTCGACCCGTCCGCGGCTTCCTTCTCGGCCCAGCTACGCAGGGACAACCTGACGCCCACGCCGGCGAACAATGCGGTCCTGGACGGGATCCGCACCATGTCCAGTCTCCTGTCCGCCGGGAAGCTCCTCATCCATTCCTCGTGCAAGGGCCTGATCACGGAGATGCCGGGCTACGCCTGGGACGACAAGGCGGCAGAGAAGGGCGAGGACAAGCCCATCAAGGTTGCTGATCACGGGATCGACAGCAGCCGGTACGTCACGTACACCACTCGAGCGTTGTGGCAGCGCCAGCTGGCCATGGCCGCGTAGAAGGGAAACGCATCATGCCGCTGCCGTCGTCCGGGAAGACCCCGTGGCCCCCGACCCAGTTCGTGGAGCCGTTCGCTGACATGGATGTGTGGCGGGCCTGGTACTCCGGTGACACCGCGCATTTGGCGCAGGTGTACGGGGGGCCGGGCTCGTATGCGCAGAACCCGCGGGCGCGTGAGTTCTTTGATCTGAACAAGCCGTCGCAGTTCCGCGGGGGGATCGTGGGCGGGCTGGCTCGCATGTTTTGGGGTGAGCCGGTGACGCCGGGGCAGCCGGCCGCGAAGCTGCACGTGCCGGTTGCCGCGGACGTGGCGGAGCTCAGCGCGAATCTGCTGTGGACGGATATTCCGTCGGTGACCGTGGACACGGACTCGGCGACCGACAGCGGGGTGGCGAAGTCGACGACGGACCAGATCAAACGCTATCTCGATGACCGGGGCCACGCGACGATGCGGGAGGGCACGGAGCAGGCGTCCGCCCTGTCGGGGGTGTATGTGCGGGTGGTGTGGGATGTGAAGTTGCGGCCGCGCCCGTGGTGGGACGTTTTGGGCCCGGATGCGGTGATCCCGGAGTGGCAGTGGGGGATCCTCAAGGCGGCCACGGTGTGGCGGGAGCTGGACCCGGTGAACGGGGGCACGGAGGTGTGGAGGCTCCTGGAACGCCATGAGCCCGGGTCGATCGAGTACGGCCTGTATCGGGGGGGTGCGGACACGCTCGGCATGATGATGGCCCTCGACGACCACCCGGACACCGAGGAGCTGGTGGGCCGGGTCGACGCCCAGGGCCGGCAGGCGACAGGGGTGGAGCGTCTGCTGGTGCACTATCTGCCGAACATCCGGCCGAACCGCGGGTGGGGGCACATTCCGGAGGCGGCGCCGTTCGGGCGGTCCGACTTCGCTGGCATCGAGCCGCTGATGGGGGCGCTCGACGAGAGCTGGACGAGCTGGATGAGGGATCTGCGGCTGGGTAAGGCGCGGATCATGCTGCCGCAGTCGATGCTAGAGACCGACGGGCCGGGGACGGGCGGCATGTTCGACCTGGACCGGGAAGTGTTCGTGCAGTTGAACATGCTCGACGACGGTGCGGGCGCGGCCTCGTTGGCGATGAACCAGTTCGCGATCCGGGTGGATGAGCATGAGCGGACCTGCAACGCGCTGCGGAAACAGATCCTGTCGTCCGCCGGGTACAGCGCGCAGTCGTTCGGGGATGAGGGCACGGTTGCGGCGACGGCGACGGAGGTCGTTGCGCGGAAGGAAGAGTCGTTGACGACCCGGGGCACGAAGATCCTGTATCAGCGGCCGGCGCTGCTGGATCTGGTGACGTCGACGATGTGGGTGGATGTCGTGCACTGCAAGGCAAAGGGTGTGGACCCGGCGGCGGAGTTGACGGCGGTGTGGCCGCAGGCGGTGCAGCCGGACCCGGAGTCCGTGGGCCGGACGTTGTCGTTTTTGGAGACGGCGGGGGCGATCTCGACGTACATGAAGGTGAAGACGCTGCGGCCGGAGTGGGATGAGGAGGAGGTGTTGAAGGAGGTGGCGCGGATCCGGGCCGACCGGGCTTCCGCGAATCCGATCCCGGCCGGCGATCCCTTCGGCGCGACGGGCCCGGGCGGGCCCGACGGTGGTCTGGACGGCGAAGACCCGGAGAACGATCCCGCGGGGCCGGCGGACGATGGAGGGCCGCAGGACGGGCAGCAGGAGCCGGATGCCAAGCCGGGGCAGCAGAAGGCGGCCTGAGCGGGAGAATGGCGGGCATGAAGAGGTTCTGGCGGTGGCTGCGCCTGTGCCGGAGGCACGCGTCCGGCGGTTCCATTCCGCCGTACCGTCCGCGGTCTGGGGAGGGGCTCGTTGTGCTGTCCCCTGGCTGGCACGAACCGCGTGGGGAGAGGCGCCCGTGAACCACCACCTGGACAGCATGGTCTACGCGCTCGGCCCGCTGCTCGGCGAGTGGGCGGACAAGCACCAGCATCTGCTGATGAAGGACCCGAGGCGGCTCGGCTGGAAGTGCGAGATCGCGGGCTGCGGATTCTTCAAGCCTGCCGAGGAGTTCGACGGGATTGCGGTGTTGGTGGGCGGGGGCTCGCGCGGTTCAGCGTCGTCGGACGCCCTTACGGCGCGGGAGTGACTGGTACGGGGCGCTCCGCTGATTGCGGTGCGCCCACTTCCTCGCGAACGGCATCCTCCGGGCGAAGGCCCAGCTAACGCCACTGGGCCCTAGACGTATACCGGCGCTGCCTGGCCACAGTGATCATCACCTCCTTGGGTAGAGCCTGTGCAGTTTCCCCTCCCCCTCAGTGTGCCCACCTGCAACGAGAGTGTTCCGATCACGCCCCAGCCCTGCCACACCCGGCCAGCTGTCCTGAGGGTGTCCGTACCCTGGCCGTCCACGAGTTGAGGGGGACGCGATGGCTGGGTGCAGGGACTGTCGGACGTGCACGATGCCGGGGTTCACGCGGGCCGGGCAGAGCCTGGCGGCGGGGTTCGGGCATCTGATGACGTGCGGGATCAGCTTGTTGGTGAAGCGGGGGACGATGCGGCATTGCCCGCAGTGCAAGCACCTGCGGTCGCGGCACGAGTTCCGCCGGGACGGCTCCTACAGGGACTGAGACAGGCTCGGGGGTGTCGCGTTTCCGCAGGTCGCACCCGAACCAGCGGGTAACTTCCAGCGCTCTGCGCCCTCACGCGCGCGAATCCGGACGGAACCGGTCCCTCGCTGCCGGTCGGGTTGTTCGGGCTTGTGAGCGGCTTTTGTGACGGCGTCGTAGTGCGTCGATGGCGAGGGAGAGGTTGGCGACGAGGGCGACGCTGAGGGCTGTGGTGAGGAGTGGGGTGGGGTTCATGGGGGGCCTTGGGTGCGGGTCGACCCCGCCACCGGACGGGGAAGTCGGTGGCGGGGCCGTGGTGTCTGGGTGCTGGGGCGGGGGGACGCGGTCCGAGCAGCCCGGTGACGTTCTGATGGTGGCGTATGGGGAGCGTTTTGTCTGAGGGCCTTCCCCCTGGGGGTGTGGCGGGTGGTCAGGTCCAGGGCGGTTGGCCGCCGTTGGCCCAGGTGGTGAGGGCGGGGCCGTCGATGAGGCGGATCGGGTGTGGGAGGCGGGTGTTGGTGTCGTAGGCGGCGGGGGTGAAGCCGGCGGTGGTGACGATGACGGCGGCGTGGCAGTGGTGGATGTCGCGGTAGACGCCGTTGGTGGTCTGGATGACTGGGGAGCCGACGTTGTTGCCGGGCTGGTGGTGTTTGCACTGGATGAGGATGCGGCGGCCGTCGCGTAGGTGGACGAGGACGTCGGCGCCGCGGTCGTTGGCGCCGCCGACTCGGTGGGCGGTGTGGACGCGGGGGTCTTCGAGGGCGAGTTCGGTGATGGCCTGTTCGAAGCCGTAGGGGGTGAGGTTGAGGAAGGTGCTGAGGGTGCGGGTGCCGTGGCCGGGGCGGGGCAGGATGCGGCGGCGGGCGCTGATCCAGGCGAGGCCCTGCCAGATGCGGGCCAGGCGTCGGGGCCGTATGGCGCGGGCGATGAGGGTGGCGGCCAGTAAGACGGTGGCGGCAGCGGTCTGCCAGGGCCAGGTGCGGGCGACGGCGATGACGGTGAGGGCGATTGCGGTCCACCACCAGCCGAGGTTGGGGAGGCGCCGTCGGCGGGTGCTGGGGCGGCGTGTGGGGGTTCTGCGGGTGCGGCGGGTGGTGGTGGGTGCGGTCATGGCGGGGCTCCGGGGGTTAGCGGGTGGCGGGCGGGAGTTCGGGCCGTGTGATGGCGATGAGTCCGTGGCTGTCGGCGTTGATCGTGGTGGTGGTCTGGGTGATGGGGCCGCTGTAGTGCTGGTGGATGACCGGGGGCGTAGCGGCGACGACTTCCCGGGCCCGCTTGGCAAAGCTGGCCAGGGCGGCGATCGGGACGGCGAGCCCGATGGGGGCGCCGAAGACGATGCCGCAGACCAGGGGATCGGCGAACTTGGAGGCGTACATCAGGAGGGCGAGGCTGCCGCTGGTGATCGCGGTGGCGACGGCGGTGGACAGGACTCGGACTGCGTAGTCGACGGCGGCGCGGCTCTGGGGCGGGATGCCGGGCTGCGGGATGGGCGGGGTGGTGCCGATGCGGGGTCCTTCCTGCCAGGTGGGGATGGCGGGGTCCTGAACGCGGATGGCGGTGGGCTGGTGCCCTGCGTAGATGTCGTCGACGGCTGCGGCGATTTGGGCGGCGCGGCGGCGTGCTGCGTCGGGGTGGATGGGCTGCCCGGCCTGGGGGGCGGTGGGCTGCTGGGGGTCGGGCAGGCGGGTCACGGGGCGGGTTCTCCTTCGGGTGGGTGGGGTTAGGGGGTGAGTTGGTAGGTGCCGCGGCCGCCTGCGGGCTGGACGTGGCCGGCTTCCTTGAGTTCGGTCATGGCGTTGTTGACGCTTCCGGCGGCGACGTTGTCCAGGCGGTGGCGGACGTCCTTCAACGTCATGGGGCCGTCGGCGAGGAGGTCGAGGATGCGGTCCTTGATGCTGCCGGTGGAGGGCTGGTCATCGTCCTCGTCGTCATCCACGTACGCGGAGGTCGCGTACTCCACTGCTCCGGTGGCTGACTCGTCGTCTCCGGCCAGGAGGGCTTCGGCGTGCTCGAGCCACTTGGCGTACGCCTCCTGGAAGACGCGGTCCTCTTCCGGGCTCAGGCGCGGGATCGGGGCGGACTCCATGAGGGCGATGAGGCCGGGGTAGGTCTTGTTCTCCTTGCGGGCGAACCAGGTGCGGCCGAGGAAGACTTCACCGCCCTGGATGATGTTGGCCATGCCTGCGGTGATCGGGCCCTTCTTGGCCTCCTTGGCGTGGAAGGCGGCGTCGATGCTGCTGCCGGCGCCGACGTTGAAGTAGCGCGGGATGGGTTCGGGGTAGACGCCGGGCGGGAGGACGCCGTCGGCGGCCATGTGCTGGGTGGTGCTGGAGTTGGTGCGGCCGAGCCAGACGGTGCCGTTCTTGGCGTTGGCTCGGATGCGGTCTTTGTCGCCGAGGTCGGCGAGGTGGATGGACTGGGCGGCGAAGCGGATGCCCTTGCCGAGCTTGCGGCCGGTGGCCTGGTTGTCTCCGACGAGTCCGGTGACCCATTTGCGGAAGGGGCGGGGGGCGGTGGCGTCTTCGGACAGGATGCGGTTGAGCTCGTCGAGGGTGTCGTTGGCGATGCGCCAGGGCTGGCCGGGTTCGAAGGATCCCCACCCGTTCGCGGCGGAGATCTTCTCCCGGTATTTGCCGAGGTCGTTGGAGGCGGCGAGGGTGGCTGCGGTGGCGGCGATGCCCTTGCCGAAGTGGTAGATGCGTCCGTCGGCTTCGGGGATGGACATGCCGTCCTGGGCGTCGGCGGCGATGGACACGATTCCGTTGATGCGTTCGGCGGCCAGGATGGTGAGGAGGGTGACGGATTTGCCGGCGCCGGGGGCTCCGACCATGAGGTCGGTGACGGCTCCCAGGTCGGGGTCGTAGAGGGGGATGCGGGCTTCGCGGCCGTCGGGGCGCAGGCCGATGGCGATGGTTCCGTCTTCGGCCATGGTGAGGTCTTCGACGGTGGCTTCGCGGACGGTGAGCAGGGGGTGGTTTTTGTAGATGGAGACGATGCCGTCTCCCATGCCGTCTGTTTCGATCATGACGAGGCTGGAGTCCTTGTATTTGAGGGATCGGGCGATCTGCTTCTGGTTGAGCTGGATGAACTGGTCGTCGGGTGCGGTGACGCGGAAGGCGATGCGGTTGGGTTCGCGCCGGTAGTCGAGGAGGTGCATGCCGTCGGCGCCGCCGCCGTCGCGGGCGAGTCGTTCGGTGAACAGGCGCTGGATGGGGTCCTGCTGTGCTTGTTCGATCTGGTTGAGGGTGGGGCGGGCCTGGAGGAGTTTGCGGCCGGGCCCGGAGCCTTCGATGAGGTTGAGGGTGACGGTGCCGACGGGCAGGTCGAACACTCCGGCGAGGGTGGTGGGGTTGAGGTCGGGGACCGC